ACCAGCTTCAGACCCTGTACTGCAATCTTCAATCCACGCTCATCTGTGAACGCAGCAATGTCAATCAGTGCCTGTTCCAGTGAGGTTTCGGAAAGATCCGCAGGGGTTGCCAACTCGTTGGCCACGTTACCCGACAGAGTAGGGTGATCCGTTGCGCAAAGCGCTACGCCGTCACCGCCAAGGGATGTAGTAAACGCGCCGTTAAGAACGGCAGCGGCTTTTACCTGCTTGGTAGTAGCCATAGAACGAGCCAGAGCCTTGGTATAACGGCCTGCCAGCTTGTCGTAAAGGTTATCTTCGACAGCTTCCTCAGTCAGACTGAAGGCCAGTGCAATGGTCTCATGGGTGTAGCGAGCAGTGTAAACTTCCTGCGCCGCATCATAAGACACACCAGCACCTTCATACTTAACGGGGGCTTCGCCGAATCCCGACAACATTACTTCTTCTTCAAATGCACGGTCAGAAGACTCAATGTCATAGATCTCAGCATGTTCGTTCATGTAGTTTTTGTATTCTAGACCGAACAGGGCATTCAGGCCGGGTTCGAGTTCTTTTACTAGTTGTGCGCGTGAAATTGCCATGGTTAGGCTCCTCTAGGGGTTAGATTAGGTACTTGCAACACCGGGGCTACCATAGCGATGCTCATTGATCTTAACAACTACTTGGGCGTTTGCACCCAGCTCGTTGTTTGGCAGGTCATACAGACCTACGATTTTAAGATTGAGAGCTGCCGTGGTTGCTTGGGTAGAGAAGTCAAGGGTCATGTTAGAGACACCTGTAACAGTACTGCCCGTAGTAGAACCCGTAACATCTGCGTTATTGCCTATCGCCGCTTGAGTCATGGTGCCGTTCACTTGAATGGTAAACAACTGGTTCGGGTCATCAATCACAGAGGCACTAATAGTACCTGTTGTGATGTTGATGCTGCCCGGATAGTAGTTTTTCCAAGTAGGCTTCTGAGTAGTCGGGTCGTTATAGAAGCAACCGTTAAACACGCCAACTGCTGAGACGTGTGTCCCGGGTGCAAATTTAACAAGATAACCGGAGACAACAGTTACCAAGTCACCTTGGAAAATTGCGCCAGCTTGGTTGTCGTTAATGCTGTAAGCGTACTGCTTCTGTGCGCCAGTGGCGGACAGGTTCCCTAGAGGCCGAAGGCCATAGGGGTTGTTTACGTTAGCCATGCTATGTGTCCTTTAAGTGAGTTATTTGGAGGAGTCTTGCCCACCAATGCTTACACGCGACTGTCTTTCTGGCCGGTTGATCTTCATTGACGAGTGTGCATTCGTCTTCAACAGGTCATTATCGACTGCCTTTATTTGGTCGTGGGTGCGGTCTTTGTAATACTGCCGACGCTCCTCTGCCGTTTCTTCAGGGATTCTTGCAAGTAGAAGGCTACCTACGCTGATAACGCCAGCGTTCTTGCCGTCTTGTGGGGTCTGGCCTTGGAAGTCTGGATACTCGTCACCACGAACAAGCTCATACCCCTCGCGGAGTTTTTGTGCCACGTTCATGCGATCATCCATTCCACCGGATTCGGCCCTTATCCAACGATGTCTGAATCCATCAGGAGCAGGGGGAGCATCCAAACGTGAAGGGGGTGCCCATGCTTTACGCCGCGCAGTTACCTCACGGGTTTCTTCCGTGCGGGGGCTACGATTAAGTTTTGGTATTACAGGTGCGTTAGTCATGTGGTTACTCCTTTACGTATTTGGCATATTCCTCAAGAGGAACACCCAGTCTTTTTGCAATTGCAACTTGGCTCGGACTTAGCCGAACCGTTCGGCGTGCAGAATTGTTTACTCCCGACGAGCGGGTTGCAGGGGCGACCGTCTGCACGGGACGGGCGTTTCTGTTGTCTTGTTGCGTAGTCGGCTTCAGCTCTTTTGGAAAGATACTGCGCATCCTACGATCAATTTCATCATAGTACTCTTCTGACTGAGGGTCAAACCCTTCTTTTTGGACTAAGTCAAGGTGTATTCCTCGCACCGCCCCTGTCATTACCGTATTGGTGCCAAACCATGGATTACGCTCTGCCCACTCTTCAGCCTGCGGATCTATCGGGGCCTTGGGCGCAACGTACTGCTTTTGCTGTGCCTGCTGCGGAGCTTGCTGTTGCCGAGACAGTGCTTGCTGGCGGTACTCCGTGGCATCGTTCACGCGCTGCTGATCCAGCATCATGGAGGTAAGCCGCTGCTGCGCCTCAGTCTCAGTGTCAATGTCGTACTCTTCCCGCGCCTTCTTGATGATTTGCTTGAGCGTAATCATCTGCGTATCGATGCGGCCCTTGGCCTCAATCAGCCGGTCGGCATCCGTGCGCTGGAATCGCTGTTCTAGCTCATCCGTCCGTTGCTGTAAGTTACGGGCATACTCAATAGCCGCTTCTTCTCGGCGCTGGGTCTCACGCAGACGGCCCGTCAGCTTATCAATGCGCTTCTGTACCTTGTCGCCGTACTGATCCAGCTCGTCTTTTTTAGGTTCGGTACTCGCGGTGGTTTCCACCATGGGTGCCTCTTCCTTGGACGTGACGACGGCATTAGTGCCATCCTCATTCATCTCAACCTCTGCGGGTTCTTCATCTTCACCAATCTTAAAGTCTAATTGTTCGGTACCCATACGTTCCTCCCTCACATGTGCAGAACGTCTTTAGGGTCATTGATCAGCCCCAAGACTTCGTCATCGTTTAACAACCGGATTTCGCCCCCATCAATCTGAATACGGGAACCTGCGTACCTTCCAAAGATGATCCAATCGCCCACCTTGCACCAAGGTCCTGCTGGGAACTTGGTCTCATCGGAGTAAGCTAGATCGCCCACACGCAGCACATAGCCACAGTTCGTGGCCAGTTGAGCGCGTTTCTGAGTTTCCTCGGCTAGTAGGATGCCACCTTTAGAGGTTTTAGCGCCTCGGTAGGGGAGAATGGCGATGCGCCAGCCAGTAGGGCAGGGGACTCTATCAAGTACGTCTGCGTGGATATTAGTAATGTCCACGTTTCCGTCTTCGTCGTAAGCATCGTCGAGCGTGGGAGGGGTATTTGCTATTTTATCCCTGCGCTTTTCTTCAAGTGCGGTCAACTTAGGTTGTTCCATTACACGTCCTCTGGTGGTTAAAAATCATCTGTAGACCTCTTACTCAGCTCTTGCTTTATAAGTTCTTCTACCAATTTTATGCCTTCCAGACGACCCATCATGAAGCGGTAACGCTCCATGTCAGCAATAGTGCCGTTAAGCACAATCGCTTCCGAGTCCTGTTGTAATTTCCTAAGCTCTCGCAGTACTTTTTCTGCAAATTCAAGCATGGTAATTTCCATGAAATAGCAGACAGTTAGGCCACTGTCTGGAGGCTAAAAACGACTTTAGTATATCTTTACTGGTATATTTCCGTCACGCTTTTTAACGGTACGCGCAGGGCCTTGAACGCCTTTGGGCGTGCTTATCACCTTGCCACCGTCCTTCATCTTGTTCGACTTACCTGAAAGCGACAGCGCAATGGCCACGGCTTGCTTCTGAGCTTTACCCTTGCTCTTGGGCCTGCTCTCGCCGATCTTACCCTTGTCTTTAAAGGCACCCATCAGTTCACCAATGTTTCGGCTGACGGTCTTGGCACTAGAACCCTTTTTAAGCGGCATCTTACCCTCCGTTACGCGGTTTATTAATGCGTTCTAGCGCTACGCCGGTACGCATTTGCGCGATCTTCTGCTGGGACGCAATCCTTTCCTGATTGGCCTGCTGGTTCTGCGCCACTTTGGCCTGATCGATCTGCAAACCCTGCTGCTTGAGCTGGATATTAGCCTGATCGTTCGCTGCCCGTTGCTGTAGCTCCTGCGCCTTGAGCGCAACGATAGGATCCTGCCCGCCACCGCCGGGATTTGCCAACTGATCCTGCATAGCACGCATCTGCTGCATCCCTTCCGCTATTTTCAACGATATCATACCCTCACGTTGGATATCCGACACCATACCGTCAGGATCTGCGCCGTATTGCTCAAAGAGTTCCGCTTCGGTGTCTTCTTCCGCCTTCAAACGGATGTGCTGCATGATATGTTTGTACAATTCAACCCCACCCAGCGCATTTGCCTGCATTAACGGGGATAGCCCCATCATCAGGTGCGACGCGATGTGCGCATCGTGCTGCTGACCCGCAAAAGCCTTCAACTCCATGCCCCCCAGCACATCGGCATTCTCCGAGGCCGGATCCTTGGGCATCTGGTTGCTTTGAATGCGTAGAATACCGTCAATGTCGCGCACATTCAGTGCGGCATACACACGATAGTAGGCCTCGTACATGTTGTGCATCTGGGGCGCACTCTGCGCGAGCTGCAACTGGGTCTGTGCCAACGTAATACGCTGCGCGGCAGAGAAAATGTTGGGATCTGCCACCGGCAGTACCGCAACCATGTTGTCGAAGTCGGATTTTTTGATTCTGCGGCTGGCACCCGGCACGTCATAGGGGTACTCGTCAGGCAGATACGTGCCAAAGCCTTTGGCCAGCATCTCAAACTCTTGTGTCTGCGCGTAATACAGGCGCTTATGGATAGCCGACATGACCATCGAGCCACGTTCTAGCAACGCAATGGTTGTTCCGACCGCCGCCTGCTGATTTCCGTCCCCAACCTGCATGTCTGCCGTGCTGGCAAGGCGTTTACCCGCCTCAACCGTAAAGCCGAGGAGCTGGAACAGCGTCTGGGAAGGCTCTTTGTAGGGTAATGGCATCAGCGAAGCGGCAAGTTCAGCCCCACCTGCGTCAATGTCACGCCATTCGCCCGGTTGGATCGGACTGTCGTCGTCCGCGATCCTCGCGCCCTTAGCCTTAAAGCCTGCGGGGAGGTTAGACAGGGTGCCTGCGTCCAGTAATTGACGTAATGCGCTCGTTGCGGTCTTGGAAAGTCCGCCAATCAGGTGAACAAAGCCCAAGCCATACGCGCCAAGCCCTTCTACCAACACGTAATGCACGAAATATTCGCGCCTGCACTTCAATTCGTCGTCTTCTACCCAGTTCCTGCGCACCCCTACGACCCGCGCACTGGTTTCGTCCAGCGTGACTACGTAAGGAAGGCGAATACCCGTGGGTTCACCGTCCTCGCCCATGTCTTCAAAGCCGGGGATGTCCAACGCCACCTGAAATTCCAACAGGAATATCTCTTCAGGAGCGCCCGTCTGCACTACGCCTGTGGCTTTATCGATGGAATACCGAATCTGACTTGCGTCAGCGGGGGTTGACTCAGGGGTAACGGCAACGTCAAGGTACTCACCGGCATAAACGCGCTTTCTGAACTCGTTCGAGTCCATGGAAATGCGGTGCGTGAGGCGCGGACACTCCGAAATAACGCTTGAGCCGTTGTAGGGGATGTACATGTCGTCAGGCAGCACAAGCCTGCTGACCATGCGCCCTATCTGCTCGTCGTAATAAACCTTCTTGAAGGTCGATCCGCCGTAGCCGGTATAGAAAAGAAGCTGATCAAACTCCGGTGTGTACTCTTTCATCACCGAGGTGATCTGATAATTCATGAAATCTTGTACCCGCGAGGCCTGCTGGACCTTGTCCAACGTCTCTTTGCCCACGGTCTGGGTACGAACCGGGCCACCGGCAGGCATCAGCTCCTTAAACGCCTGCGCTTGGAACTGCACAATTGCCTCTGTCAGCATGGGGTGTACAGCCCCTGCCGCGCCCCGGAAGGGTTTGGTGCGCTCTTCGATCTTCAGGCCCAGCAGCTCAAGGCCTTTCGAGTACATCTGCTCCCAGTCCGAACGGCTCGACTTGTCCGCCTCGAACAGCGCCATCAGGTCAATGGATATGCGACCCAAATCATCACGGTCAATAACCTCGGCAAGGTTGCCGTAGAACCCAATCTCGTTATCGTCTTCCTC